GGATTTGACTATGGGGGTGATAATTTTTAGTCGCCAAAAATAACAATTTTTAAGACGTACCTCGTCGCCTAGCACCTCACGAAATTTTTAAAATTTTTTTTCAAATTTTTTTCCACTGGCGCACCATCTGGGTCCTATGCCAAATGTGTCGCTCCTCCACGGAAAGCTCACGCATGTATCTGAAAAGCGCACTACCATGCAACTGCGACCACCTATCGGGAACATCTATATTCACCTTCCGGCAAACTTCGTCTGTCTGTCGCCAGTCATCGAAGTAACCCGTGTCATGTAGACCCTTGAGTATGTGTCTGTATAGTTTCTTTCGCTTCATTGGTCCCGGCATCAAAATCCTCTCCTGTTTATCACTCTACCACCTATGCCAGACCTCTCACGGTTTATACCCTGTGTGCTTCCACCTAACCATTGGCCTCCCTTCATGGTCTTCATAACCACTGGCATCTCTGGTGTTTTGTATGTGAATTGGTCTATAGCATGTGCAAAGGCCATGACAGTATCGTTGTGCCTACCCAAGTCCACAATCACACCATCACGCCAAGCATGGGTCTTTAGCTCGTCAAGGATAATCTCTACCATCCTCCTAGTTTCATCGTTGCCATAGGGAAAATAAACCATCTCTCTCTCAAACCAGACCCTAAGCCTGTTGAGTAGCCCCTGCTTCAAAGTCCGGTTGCCCACCTTACTAGCCCGGTAATCTATATTCACACCCTTCTGTGCCAGAAGACTCTTGTACATTTGCTGAAAGCCCACGTCCTCACAAGCCAGAGGGCAAGAGCCATACCGCTTGCTCCACTCTATGAGCATGTCAGTCTGCTCGTTAGGTGGGAAATCATTACGCCTCCACATATTTACAAAGTGAATAAAGCCCTGCTCATCCTGTCTTAGAACAATCATGACACTGTAATCCTTACCAAGACCATGTGCGGGGTCAAACCCTATCATGTACTTGTTGTTAGGAATAGTTTCGGGTTGTATTATGATATCCAAGTCCAGATTCTTACGCACCATGTTCTGTGGAAAAACCGAGGAATCGTCATCAACCACACGACATAGGTACTCTTGTGCAAACTCTAGCTCACCCACCGCATCCTTCTGCTCTAGAAGAAACTTAGCACTACGATACTCCGGCCACAAAGCCTTCGGCTCTAACTCACCATCACTAGCCTTCCACTCATCATAGTTGGGTATGGCACTCCAAGAACCGCTTTTCCAAGACTTGTTGCTTAACATCTCTGTGTGATACAGGTCAGTCATAGACATAGGTGTACCCACGACATAAAAGGAAGAACCCGGACTCAACATAGGACTGATAGCCTTACGGAACCACTGTTGCAGAGTAGTGGGATTCATCTCATCGCTATCTACAAGTATGTCATCGAAAGCTACACAGGCCGGATGCTCACCACGAATCGCAGACCCAACAGACGTAGCCATAATCCAAGCACCGTTTGTAAAGTGAATCTCAGTCTTGTTGCCCTTCTTAGGGTCAAGATACCTAGACAACTGAGGATGCGACTTCATATCTTCACGAATCTCCTGTAGCCTTCTGATAGCCGTATCTTTACTAGCAGAAATCAACCAACAGGTAAAGGGCTTACCATTTGTTTTTTTCTCAAACAGGCACTGGTGCAGTAGCTTTACCCTAAGAGTAGTAGACTTACTGTGGTCACGGGGAGCAATCACGCAAACCCTATGCACTTCGGCATCCTTTCTGTCGGCATACATATCCATCCACTCTCCAATGTGGTCGCCCCATGTGTAACCAAGCCACTCGTAGAAATACCTGACAGAACGACGGCTACGCTCCATAGCCAAATCTTGCGTTAGCTTCATAATGGATGCAACTCCTTCTTACCACAGTGAGGACATACCCTAGTCTGCGCCTTGGTTAGTAACATACGTGGTGCAGTCCAGCCACACGCCCAACACTTAGCCGCAGTCCACTCACTCATCATGTACCACCGGGGCAAACAAACTACCTGTCAATCCAAGATTCTTGTCAATCATATACGCAGATAGGCCCGGTCTAGCCATAACGTAACCGTTACGACTGTGGTATCTGTCTTCGCCAGCTAAACTGGGGAGTTGTACCACAAGACAACCGCCGACCTCTCTAATCTGTTGGTGATGCAAATGGCCGTGGAACCACAAGTGATTGGTACTGATACCCCAATCCTTTCGTGCTTCGTGTGCCATAAGGGAATGGAGCTTATTCATAACCTTACCATCACCGTGAGTAAAACCAATCAAGTTGTTACCATAGGTAACATACTGCCTAATATGTGGGCTGACCGTTACTACGACATCATCACACGTATTGTAGTAAGCCTCAAGATACAACATCAACATTATACTGGTGTGTCTGTCATGATTACCACCCATGAAGACTAGCTCGACATCGCTAACTGTGCGTAGCAAGTCAATATGTTGTCGTGCAAGGTCGCAACCCTGCATAAGAATCTGTGCTGGTGTAGCTGCCATGTCTTGTCCTGTACCCTTGGTAGTAGTGCCTATATCGTTATCTACGTGGAACCAGTCAGAACCAATACCCACAAAGAATTTTTCTGGCTTGCTTGGTAGCCTAGCTAGTAACTCCTCGGTCTTTGTAAGAACCCTAGCCCTAGCCTCATCTAGATTGTAAGTGCTACCAACCTCATCTACCCAACCATACTTACCAAAGTGTAGGTCAGTAGGAGAAAGCACCACCGCATAATCTGTCGTGTGCTTCATAGGCTTACGCTTGACACTAACAGGCTTGTGGTCAGCTAGAATCTCAAAGAAATCTTTACTAAGTGTTTCACGCAAAACGTTGTACTGCTCTGCATCTTTTTCAATCTGCCTCCACTTTTTCTTCTCTGCCTTCTTTAGAACCTCATTCTTACGAATGTCAAGGAAGTTTTCTACCATGTCATCTAGCGTATTAGATACAAGCTGCTCATCAGTAAATGGCTGCATAGCATGTTTCCACTTGTTCACACGTATGTACTCGCTTACCCAAGAAGCGGGCATGTCAAACTCTCTAGCCATCTCATCATAGGTAAGACCGCCACCAACCTCGGAGTATGCTTTTTTCATAGCCCTATGTTTTTCACCATCAACAATCAACATACCATCGTGTGACTCTAGTAGTACAATGTAGTTATCGTTTGAGTTGTCGTAGTATATACGTGTGGTAGTGGTATCACTGGCTTCGTAGTCTATGTTATTCAATTCATTACCCTTGGAAACCCAACGTGATATTGCGTTTCGCCAAGCCTCAAAACTTCTAGCTGGCTCTATATCTGCTAAAAATTTAGCAAACTCTGTTGTAGATGCCCAATGTCTATCGTTGGCAAATTTTTCTATTAACTTAGTACCACCAGTAAAATACTGGCCCCCTGTACCGCTCATGTATCAACCCTCTCTGTAAGGTGTTATAATCATTAGTATTTATTTTTTATTACTTTTGGGTTACAACAAAAAGAAAAAACCGCTATACCGAAAGCCTATAATTAATTTATTCTATTTCTTCTATAGTATGTCTGGTAGAGGCCCCCCACTATCTCTACTACTACTATTAGTTACCGTAGGTAACTTCTCCATACTATAGAAAAAAATAAAGAATAAAGAAAGAATAGAGCAGTAAAGCGTTTAATTATTTCTAAAAGTCACCAAATAATAAAAAAGAATAACCGAATGATTATATGACAACCGGAAAATGGGGAAACATGGCAGAGAAGCGTAGCCCTTGGAATTTATTTGGGTTGATAGCAAAAGATGAAGTCACTAATCCCATGATTGAAAGAGCTAGAGAAGGTATAGTCACTGAAGACTTTAGAGCAATAGCAGGTATTCCAGACATAGTGCGTGATACAGAAAGGTTGAGAAAAGACAGTAACCACGACAACGAGTTTGACCTGTACGATAACATGCTAAAGCTAGACCCAGAGCTTAATGGGGCAGTAAGAGCAGTTTCTCTAACCGCTAACAATTACGAGATAAACTACACAACAGGTAGAAACGCCCGCATACGAGATGCGGTAAGAAGACTGGTTGAAGACACGATAGAGTTTGACGACATCATGATTAACGCCATGCGTAATCTCATGGTCTATGGTAACGACATCAACAAGATAGTCGGGAAGCAGGGTGTGGGAATCACACAAGTACAGAGCCTACCGGTCAAGCAGGTAACGATTGTTGATGAGAGAGGTGGGTTAGGTAGCTACTTCGTAGCCGATGAAGACAACCCAATCATTAACGCAGACATATACATGGTGCGAGAGGGGTCGCAGTACGAGAGAGCCATACCATCAAAGGAGATTCTTCACGTAAAGATAGACGCACGTTCTAACTGGTTCACTGATAACAAGCTACGAAGGACATATGGTGTCTGGGGCGCAAGCAGATTTACTTCCCTCAAGCAACCTATACGCATGAAGTACAACAGTATGAACAATCGCATCAGCCTTGAAGACTCGATGACAAAGCAATTTATCACTATTGACAAGTCTGCTATTGAGCATATACAAGACCCAGTAGAGCAAAACGAAAGACTCAAGCATATTATGGATGAGGTCATCAAGCTCTTTGAGGGACTGAGAGGCGACCAGATACCTGTACTGCCTCACTACGTTCAGCTACATCACGTTGATGTGGGTAACAGTGTGCCTAACAACACTGGCTTCCTAGACACAATTAACGCAGACATAGCCGCAGTTTTGCAGGTTCCTAGAGTTGCAGCCGGACAAGAGAAAGGTTCGACATTCGCCGCAACATACAACGCAAACCTATGGGCCGTTCAAGCAATTTCACGTATGCACCGCATACTTTCCGAAGCCGCAACAAAAATGTTTATGCTTCACTTGGACCTTCTAGGTATCGAGTACAGGAAGCAAGACTTACCCACTATTGATTTTGAGGCTATGGATAGCGAAACACCGCTAAACGTAATGCAGAAAGTCGTGTTGGGTTACAACTCTGGCATACTAACTCTAAACCAAGCACTAGACATGTTAAGCCTACCAAACGTAAGTAATGTTGGCGAGCAGAGAAAGGGTGGTGAGGGTGCGTCTGTCGGTGAGCTACCGAGAGAAAACTCACAACCCGGAGCCGTAGATATAAGATGATAGTAACGTATGAGCAAGTTTTTTATACACTCTTAGCTCTATTGATTACGCTATCCTTCTATATGCACTCAAAGAAACCGAGTAAAACATTTATTAAACGAAACAAAGGTGGTGCAGATATGGACCGCATGAAAATGAGCAACCCCAATGAAACATTGATGCTTACTTTTGGTATGGGTGTGGTTATGGCATGGGTTGTCATAGCTATTACTGCATCTTACTTTAGCATAGTTGAGCAGAGAGATATATCCGACTCTCAACTAACTGTTATCGGTCTTCTTGGTGGTCCGGCACTTCTTATCATAACAAGTGTTCTTGACTTGTTTAAGGGTAAGGAGAGTGCTAAAATTGCAGTTTTGCCAGACAGACTATCAGCAGACGTATCATCTACAGATGCAGAGAGAAGCCACACAAGAATGCTTGAGGAGTACAAACTAAAGCATGACTTGGATATGGAGAAAATGCAGAAGCAACACAGTCTAGACATGGAAGCATTTCAGATTACTAACAAAAAGGTGAAGAAGGAATGAACGTAAGTATTTGGTGTTCCTTCTGCGTATCTGGCTCTTGTTTTGATTGCGAAGTTGCGAAGGATGAGTGACTATGCAATACGACGGATGCCCACGATGGGTGTCCGTCTTGAGGTTGGTTGGGGTAATAATTAACTAACACGGTGCGTGTAACTTTGGATAGGGTAATTACATTGACGGCAGAGGAAGCAGAGTCCATCATAGAAACCATAAATGATAGGGCGCAAGAGATTCGTTCTCTTATGATAACTATAGCATCTATGGTAGCATTAGTTATGCCCGGTATGGAGGCCGTTGGTATTCTTGATTTTACGCCGTATGGTGATGGTGATGATGAATGGATTACCGATGATGATTGGGAATTCGGTGACGACTTTGAGTGTGGCGACGGTTCTGTTATTGAAGCCTCTCTTGTTGATGATGGTTACAAAAATTGCCGTGATGGTTCCGATGAGCCAGAAGTTGATGACGACCTTGATGGTGAAGTAATCAGAGGTTGCACTGACTCGGATGCACTAAACTATGATGAGGATGCTATAGAAGATGACGGGTCCTGTGAGTTTGAGGAAGATGATGAATATGGTGGGTGTATGGACCCAGATGCTATGAATTATGACGCATACGCAGATTATGATGATGGTTCTTGTGAATACCGTGAGGGCCAAGCCTGTGACCCAGAAATGTACGACGCATACTGGGAGTATGAAAATGAGAGCTTTACTTTCTATTGGGATGCTGACTTAATTTGCGATAACGAACCACACAACCTAACAGTCATTTGGACTATCTATGAAAATGAAACAGGTAACTGGACTGGCTTCCAAAATGAGCTTACCTATGAAACATACTACCAAGATTATGATTATGTAAATCTAACAGAGTGTTGCGTAGTTAGTGGCAAATATGATATTTTTGCTACCTTTGAAATACACGGCGACTACAGTAAGGCCGTAGATTGGTTTGGAATAGAAGTTTAATAAGTCATATTCTATCTGCCAGATATATGCCTACACGTAGGGATGGAGAAAGCGAGGGTGCTTTTATCAACAGGTGTATGGCAGACACAAAAATGAACAGGGATTTCCCAGACCGTGACCAAAGATATGCGGTGTGTCTAAGCTACTCAAATAAAAAAGCAGACGTGCGTTCCACGCCCGCACCTAAGAAAGATAGAATCAAAGGTAGTCCTAAGAACAAACCCGGTTCTGCTAAACCCGGTGGTAAGGTTACATTTAGTCAAGGTGTTACTAATAGCCTAAAAGAAAAGGTAAAAAATCATAACAAAAAGTCAGACCGCAAGGTAACTCTAGGTATGCTAAAGGCAGTTTATCGTAGAGGTGCGGGTGCTTACTCCACAAGTCATAGACCGGGCGTGAGCAGGGCCGCTTGGTCTATGGCTAGAGTCAATGCCTTCCTAAGACTGGTTAAGTCTGGTAGACCCGCCAACCCTAAATATGTACAAGATAATGACCTTTTACCCAGAGGTCATCCGAGAAAGGGTAAAGGTAAGAAGGATTAATAAGACACGTCTAAAATTTGGCTACCATGTCGTGCGGTTGCGGTTGTGGCGGAGAGGTCGTTGCATACGAAGACTGGAACGAAACAGATGTTACTGCGGCTGAATATCAAGGTCGTAAGGTAACATTGAACAAACCTTTTAGAACAAAGGGCGCAAGTAAGAAATTTGGTGTATATACCAAGAATGAAAAAGGCAACGTTGTTCTTGTAAGGTTTGGCGACCCTAACATGGAAATTAAAAGAGATGACCCTGCTAGGAGAAAGTCGTTCCGTTCTAGGCATAACTGCGATAGTCCCGGCCCTAAGTATAAGGCTAGGTATTGGAGTTGCCGTCAATGGCGTGACACAAGTAAGGTGGAAGCTATGGAAGAACCATGTGGTTGTAATAATGTAAAGGCTGATGATTGTAATTGTGAAGCAGAGTGTAACTGTTCCTCTGATGTAAGTGCCGAGATGCTAAGAAGGGGAGTTTATGACAACCCCGGAGAGGCTATGGAAGAAGCAAAGAAAATGGGGTGTGACGAAATCCATTCTCATGAGGAAAACGGTAAGACGGTCTATATGCCTTGTAAGACTCACGAAGAATACATGAGTAAGAACAAAGGCAAAGATGTAGAAGTAGAAAGCTACATGAAGAAAAAGAACAAGAAGGACGAGGATGAGTACAATGCTCTCCACAACAATGACCATGACGAAGACATTTACGGTAGTTATCACACAAGCGAGTGTAAGCCCGGTTACGAAAAGAAAGATGGTATGTGTCAGAAGATAGCCGTCACTATAGAATTAGATATAGATGAGCTTGAGGCAAAGGTAAGTGCTGAAACTGGCAACATCATCTATGAGATAAGAGGAATAGCATTCCATGAGGGCATGAACAAGAACAAGTGGTCCTTGACTCCGGCTGGCGCAAAGTCAGTGGCTTCACAGATGGAGGGTGCTGATGTAACCCTGATGCACCCAAAGGCTAACGAAACCGGTGCTGGCTTTACTAGAAACACAGAAGGTGTTGAAGAATCAGCAGTCGGTACTATCATGGGCGCAACATTCTTTACTACCGAAGCTGGCTATGATGTAAGGTATGTAGCTAGAGTAACCAGAGAAGAATTATTTGCATCTATGGAAGATGGTTTGTGGAAGGAGAGTGGCTACGGAGTTTCTATAGGAGGCTCTGGCGTACCTATTTCGGCTTCAGAGGAAGGGTTTGTTTTTGGTGAAGACTTTACCTTTGACCATCTAGCTTTGGTCAAAAGACCTGCCTACAGTCGTGCAAACGTAGAAACCATAGAGAAAAAGAAAGTAGATGTAGAAACACCTATAGCCGAAGACAAATCGCAAATGTTTATAGGTCACTCATCATCTGACCAGAATCAACCAAAGGTGATTGCTATGACCGATGAAACAAATGAAATAAATTACGAAGCCGAGATGGAGGCTGTGAAAGCAGACCTTGTTCTCGCAAACAGCCGAATTGCAGAATACGAGGCAGTTGAGGCACAGAGAGTTGAAGACGAGAGAATGGCTCTAGTAACTAAGGCATCCGACCTCGGAATGTCCGGTCACGAAGACCTTTCCACACCAACCCTTGAAACCTTGATTGCATCTTGGGAGGCTTCTCACCCAGAGCCAGCCCCAGTGGAGATGACCCCAGTAGAGTCAGTCGAGAAGCCTGTTGCAGAGCCAGCAGTAGCTTCCGAGGAAAGACCTATGGTTTCTAACTACCTCAACGGAAAGAGAATTTCCAACGATGAGGCAATATACTCCAAGGCTTACAATGCGTGGGCATCAGCTTGGAACAAAACACTCGCAGCAGATGAGAGGTCAAGAATGACCGCTCACAAGTACGAGGCAATAAAGGAGATGAATTAAGATGGTACAATACGGAGCATTAGACCCAGTTGCATGTGCAGACATACAGAACACCTTTGCTAGCAAAGGACTTCTAGTAAAGTTTGACGGAAGCGGCGTAATGATAACAGCAAGCGTTACTGACAAGCCAATCGGCGTAACAATCAGTGAGTCCTCAAGAGGAGAGGACGGAGAGCTTGAGGCAGCAGGTACAGGCACAGTGTCAATCATGCCACTGAGCGGTGTACAGATGATGAAGTGTGTCGGAGGAGGCGCACTCAAGACCGGAGAGAGGCTTTACGTTTCTCAGACATCAGAAGCAGACGGCCACGTTCACACAACCGCATCAAACTCAGCAACATTCGTTGGGCTATACATGGGAGCAGATAACCTAACCCCATCAGCCGGTGACTTGATACCAGTCCTTTGTGCTACGGTGGTGGCATAGAATAATTAGAGGAGATTAAGAGGTGAATAATATGAATCAGACATTGGAAGAAATACTAAACGTAGAGGCCGCTACTGGCCCATTCGCACCCGGAGATGCCGTTCTTGAGCAGACTCTCCGTGACTTTATCCAGCTACAGTCAAACACAATCGCTATCGCAACCGACCTAGTTGGTGTCCGAAGCGTACCTTGGCTATCATTCACATGGTACACTGGTGTTGTAGGAACATTCTCCTACCCACTAGACGATGTAGCTCTAACTGACCCAACCAACATTGGTACACAAAACTACAGTACCAAGCTAGAGAAGGGACAGGGACGATGCACTTTCCTCGACGCTGTAAGGCTAAGAGGCGAGTCCTTTGAGAACATTGACAGGCAACAGCTAGGAATTGTTAGAGCAAGGGCTGACACAATTGACAACCACATACTAACAACCTTAGTAGCTGGTGCAGACAACTCAGTAGCAGCAACCGCAGTCTTCGGAAGCGGTTCCGCTGATGAGGAAGGCGACATTCTTGGAGCTATGGATGACATCTTTGCTAACGCAAAGGTTTCTGGCAACGAGCCTCTAGCTCTTGTCCTTCCAGCCGACAAGAGAAGTGCTATCCTAAACACAACACTATACGGAAACGTTGTTGAGTCACTAGGCGACCACTTGAGGAGAATCGCAAACCTAAGCATTTACTACACCAGAGATTTCGGAAGCGGTAACGCACTAGGCAACGACGCTATCCTTATGGTTCCCGGTGCTGAAACTGCTGAATTCTTTACCTACAATGGACCCGGTTTCCAAGAAACTGAGCTAACCAGACTCCCCGGAGTTGGGTTCGACTGGCTTCTAACTGGCTACATGGGAAGCGTTATCCACGAACACCAAGACGGTGCTTCTGCTAACAAGTCCCACAGGATAGTCAAGCTAACCGGAGTACGCTCTTGAATAAGGGGCGTGTCTGAATGGCAGAGAAAAAGAAGAAGGCTTCTACTAAGAAGGCCACTCCTAAGAAAGTGGCGAAGCCCAAGGCAAAACCAAAGGCGGCTCCAAAAGGGCCATCTAAGGCAACCTTGGCTTCGTCACTCAAGGAGAAAGGTATTCCTCTACCTGTTTCCGGCGAAGCATCCGATATGGAGCATCGCCTAAAGCATTGGAAATCTGGTATGGGTTACATGGTAAGATTACATAGAAATGCCGGAGGAAGGTTCAAGGACCATCCTTTGTCATTACTTGACTCACCCAGAAAAGCTCTTTATTGGCTACCGGATAGCGAGATGACAGATAAGATTCTCGCTACACGCAGAGTTGTAGTAGTAGGTCGAGTAAGCGAACCTTCAAGTAACATGATAGTTATTGATGTTCCATCGGACTACGATACAAGATTTGCGTGAGGTGTTAATAAGTGCCATTTGATATGGGAGAGTTGGTTGTTGATGAAGGTGCAACCGTAGGTGACACAAGCATTTCCCCTAGAGTTATCAGAGATTTACTAAACAGACCTAGGGGTCTTAATGCCGCTACTATCATAGAGTATCTTAACATTAGAATAGCAGAGATAAACAAAAAATCCAGAGAGTCTGGATATGTTGGTGTTACCAGCGATAATGCGCCTACTACGGCACTGAGAGAATCTGCCATAAAGTTTCTAGTGTGTTGTGATTGTCTAAGGGTTCTAATAGATACCATACCAGCAGTAGTACCAGAGAAGGAACAGGGTACTTCAGACATAAGATTCAACAAGCAGTTGGCTTCATTTGAGAAGCAAGCGACACAACTTGTCGCATTAATAGAGGAGAAGGGTGGTACGGCTTTCTATACAAAAGCCACGGCTGCCAAAGTGAGTGGTACAACAAGCGGTCAGTTATCCGGGTCACTCGATTATGAGTGAGGAAGATAAATGCCGGAAGTTAAGTGGATAGGTAGTACAAGTACAGACCCTACCGTTACGAGTAACTGGTCTACTGGCAATTTGCCTACTTCTTCTGATGATATGGTTTTTGATGGTAGCGCACAAGCAAACTGTCAATTTAATGGGACCTTTCCTAATACTGTTCATGATATAAAAATATCATCTGATTGGAACACAGACTATCAGATAACTACTGGTGGTGCTTCTGTAATAAATGTAGGTGGGTTTTTATCAATTGAATTAGCTAGTGTCATCAATGCTTCTCACTCACTTACTCTTAACTTTACTGGTTCTGCAAGTGTGCCAGCCTATGTTGGTGATGGTGGTGCTACAACATCAGCGTTTGTAAATATGAGCCTTAATTCTGGTAGTGTTTTTACCAGTGAAACAAGCAGAGCAAACACTATCTATAACTTTGATGCCACTTCTACTACTATGGTAGATGGTGTTTATCCGCAACTTAAAGGTACTGGTATAATAAAAACAAAAAAGATTTACAGTGATGCCTCAAGAACGGCATTCAATACCTATGGCTCTGTAGATATGTGGACTATAATAACAGACCTAAAGTTTGAGTCAGAGAAGTATGATATATACGATTACGAAAAGGTGTTTTTATTTGAAGGTGGTTTTACCGCTCTAGGAGAAAACTTCAAGTTTGGTCATACTACTGCTAAATTCAAAACATACAGAAGCTCTGGCACAGGCTCCGTAGTATTCCCAGTCACAGGTGAGCTTAACAGTGCGGCGTTTGGTAATGATACCACAAAGGTATTCAACACACAATACCATAAGGTAGTTATAGAGGCTAATGATAACACGGCTAACTACTGGTTAGTAAGTGATGGTAAGGTGCTTGAATGCAACGAGCTTGTGATAAACGACGGTGGTAGGTTTTATGCTAACATGGCTGGTAACAACTCAGTGGTAATCAGATGCACAAGAAGACCTACAGTGATAGGCGATTGGAATTTCAGACAGGTGACAGATGGTATTTACGAAAGTATAGGGGGTACTAACGTTCTACCTGTTACTCACGGTGGCACAGGTCTTACTACCGTTGCGCCGGGAGCTATCTTATATGGTGACGGGCAAGGTAATCTAGTAGTGCTAAGTCCGGGTAGTAATGGTACAACTCTTACAATTAGTAGTGGTGTTCCTGTATGGAGTTAAGGAAACTGTAATAAAACATACTTAAAATAGAACAAATGCGGGCGTAGCGTATAGGAGGGAGAGAATGCCACTAACTGACAACAAGAACATAATCCTTGGCGACGAATCCGACAGGACCAGCGTTACACCGCACACCGCTCAACTCATAAAGGATGCAGACGCAACCTATCTTTTCTACGGTGATGGTACTACCGTAGGTGGTGTAGCAGTAGACGTAAGACCATCCGTTACTAAGACAGGCACTTACACCTTTGTTAGAAAGGACGAAGGTAGATTAGTTATCCTAAATACAAGTAGCGACATAACATTTACTATTCCTAATGACTCTAGTGTTTCATTCCCAGATGGCGACACTGAGCTTCACGTAATAAACATAGGTAGTGGTACTCTAACACTAGCTGGTGCTGGTGGTGTTACTCTATCTGGTACTACAACTCTAGGTCAGCATAACAGAGCTAACATCAGAAAGATAGCAGCAAACTCATGGGTCAATACATCATCAGTCGGTGTTACTGGACCTACCGGTCCTTCCGGCCCTACTGGTGGAACAGGCCCGACTGGACCTCAAGGTGCTACCGGTCCTACCGGACCTGCCGGTTCAGATGGTAGCGACGGCTCAACAGGACCTACGGGACCAGCAGGTCCAACTGGACCAACGGGACCTACTGGGCCAGCGGGAGCAGATGGGTCTGACGGCAGTACCGGTCCTACCGGACCTACAGGGCCTTCTGGTCCATCGGGACCTCAAGGAACACAGGGACCAGCGGGACCAACCGGACCGACTGGGCCTACCGGCCCCACAGGACCAACCGGTCCTACAGGGAGTGTAGGACCAGAGGGTTTGGTCTTTGAGGGTGCTTGGAATGGAGGCACATCTTATTCTATAGACGACGCAGTTACACACAACGGTAACTCTTACATAGCTACGGCAGCGCACTCAAATCAAGAGCCACCTAACGCATCCTACTGGGCCGTTCTTTCTGCTAAGGGTGACACAGGGCCTACTGGCCCTAGTGGTCCGACAGGACCTACAGGTCCCACGGGTCCTCAAGGCCCAACTGGACCTGCTGGTTCTGATGGCTCTGATGGAAGCACCGGACCGACTGGACCAACAGGTCCTAGTGGCCCCACTGGACCTACTGGCCCAACCGGACCCGCAGGGGCTGCGGGTGGCTTTGGCACTCCTTCCGCAAGCACAGGACCAATAGGTGTAAGCGCAAGTGGTCCAGACTCAGCAAAGGTATTTGCTTTTACTATTCCAGCCGGTGCAACCGGACCTACGGGACCAACTGGACCCACAGGACCCACGGGTCCTAGTGGCCCTGCGGGAAGCGATGGTTCAGATGGTGGTACTGGACCTACTGGTCCCACTGGACCTACTGGTCCTACAGGTACGGCAGCAGGGTTTGATACACCTACTGCTAGTAGCGGTCCTATAGGCGTAACTGCTTCTGGGCCGGACACAGCAAAAGTTTTCGCCTTTACTATTCCTACCGGAGCTACTGGTCCAACTGGACCTGCCGGACCAACAGGGTCACAAGGACCAGCAGGGTCTGACGGTTCCGACGGTGCTGATGGTTCTACTGGGCCTACAGGACCACAGGGTTCTACTGGACCAACAGGACCTTCTGGCCCTACAGGGCCTTCTGGACCGACTGGTCCTACTGGACCTGCTGCTGGATTCGATACACCAACCGCTTCAACGGGACCTATAGGCATAACCGCTAGTGGTCCAGATACTGCCAAAGTGTTTGCCTTTTCTATACCCGCAGGGGCCACTGGACCCACTGGTCCCACAGGCCCCGCCGGAGGCACAGGCCCAACTGGACCTACCGGCCCTCAAGGTTCTACAGGACCTACTGGACCAAGCGGTCCCTCTGGGTCAGATGGTTCTGATGGTAGTGATGGGGCGGCCGCCGGGTTTGGTACACCAACTGCATCTACAGGACCAATAGGAATTACTGCCTCTGGTCCAGATACCGCAAAGGTTTTCGCATTCAGCATACCGTCTGGTGCAACTGGCCCAACTGGGCCTACAGGACCGACGGGGCCTACAGGACCTACCGGTCCTTCTGGACCTGCGGGTAGTGATGGTAGTGATGGTTCAGATGGAAGCACAGGCCCTACGGGGCCTACCGGTACGGCAGCGGGCTTTGGCTCACCATCAGCTTCTACAGGACCAATAGGTGTCACGGCTTCTGGACCAGACACGGCCAAAGTATTTGCTTTCTCTATACCTGCTGGCGCAACTGGACCAACCGGTCCGACTGGTCCGGCTGGACCGACGGGACCCGCTGGTGGAACAGGCCCTACAGGGCCGACAGGACCTAGTGGACCTGCTGGCTCCGATGGTAGTGATGGAAGTGACGGTTCTACAGGACCTACTGGTAGTCAAGGACCTACTGGGCCTACTGGTCCGTCCGGCCCCACAGGACCTACTGGACCTACTGGGCCACAGGGTTCCTTTGGAGGTGCTACATTCAAGTACGACTTTAGCACGACCACAACAAACAGCGACCCCGGCGCAGGTAAGATAAGATTTGATAACGCCACGCAAAACGGCACTACCGGTATCTACATAGACGATTCCGACCTAGACGGGTCAGACATACAATCTTTCTTAAGAACAATAGACGATTCTACTTCTACCATAAAAGGACATGTCAAGGTAAGCAACCTTACAGACCCATCACAATTTACACTACATACAATATCCTCTCTCAGTGAGCAATCGGGTTACTTCGATATAACTGTCAGCACAGTGGATTCATCTGCTACATCACCGTTTAGCGATGGTGAAGATGTATCAGTTACATTTGCTAGGACTGGTGACAAGGGAGATACCGGTTCTACTGGTCCCACAGGCCCAACAGGTCCCGCTGGCCCCACAGGGCCGACTGGTCCAACTGGGCCGTCTGGCCCCGCCGGGTCTGATGGTAGCGATGGGTCTGACGGTAGCACAGGACCAACCGGGCCTTCTGGTCCTACGGGACCAACTGGCCCAACAGGTTCGGCGGCTGGCTTCGGTAGCCCCAGTGCCTCTACAGGACCTATAGGTATAACCGCATCCGGCCCAGACACGGCTAAGGTGTTTGCTTTTAGCATACCTTCGGGCGCAACAGGTCCTACAGGACCGACGGGTCCAACCGGACCGACAGGTCCCGCTGGTTCAGACGGTTCAGATGGGTCAGATGGAAGTACGGGCCCAACGGGGCCTACAGGCCCAACTGGTCCCGGTGGAGCGGCCGCCGGATTTGGTTCCCCAAGTGCATCTACCGGCCCTATTGGTGTTACTGCCAGTGGCCCCGATACCGCTAAAGTATTCGCATTCTCTATCCCTGCTGGTGCTACAGGACCGACAGGCCCTACTGGTCCTACCGGACCAACTGGTCCAGCCGGAGATGACGGTAGTGATGGAAGCACTGGACCCACAGGCCCTACCGGACCTACAGGACCGACAGGCCCCAGTGGAGGCACAGGTCCCACAGGACCTACTGGAACCGCAGCAGGTTTCGGTACACCAACGGCAAGCACTGGTCCTATAGGGGTAACGGCAAGCGGGCCAGCTACCGCTAAGGTCTTTGCTTTCTCAATACCAGCAGGTGCGGCAGGTCCTACCGGACCCACTGGTCCTACGGGTCCAGCGGGGTCGGACGGAAGTGATGGTTCAACAGGGCCTACCGGACCTACCGGTCCAACGGGGCCGACAGGTCCATCCGGTCCCACCGGTCCCGCAGGTAGCGACGGTAGCGATGGTGGCACAGGTCCAAGTGGGCCTACAGGCCCAGCCGGACCCACCGGTCCTACCGGGCCAGCAGGTGCATCAGGCTCTATAAACTCATTCGATGATGTAATCAGCAACATCACTAACTTCACAGACAGTATTCTCATATCTCCCGATGGAGCAGCACCCCCACATGGAACATTAAGCTCTGCAACAGGAAACTTGGGTATAGGTAAAGATGTTCTTAGTGCTTTAACAAGTGGGACTTACAATATCACATTAGGTAAAGACGCTGGCAAATCAATAACTACGGGTAGTAAAAATATATTCATAGGTTATCAAGCCGGAGATGGCTTCGATGCTGAAAGTGGCTTAATTGGTATTGGTGAGGGAGCATTAGGTGGAACAAACCAAGGTGGGGCATACAACGTCGCTTTAGGCAATAATGCTATGCTTGGTGCTACAAGTGCTACTTACAACATAGCGATGGGTCAAAGCGCAGGGCAATCTATCAATACAGGTGGCTCTAACATATTATTAGGGGCAAGTGCAGGTTATGCTATTACTTCCGGTTCAAGCAACATAGCAATTGGAAGGAATGCTTTAGATAATGCAGACACTGAATCACACAACATAGCCATTGGTAGGGATGCCCTCGGTGGTGCTATTGCCGGTGGAGAAAAGAATATCGCTATTGGAAACTATGCCGGAGATGCAGTTACTGAAGCTGACCAATGTGTTTTGATAGGTTATGGTGCGGGTAGTGCAATAACCACTTCAACCCAAAATGTCGCAATTGGAGCAGATGCTCTAAACTCACTTAGCACGGGTTCAAGAAGCATAGCCATAGGATATGAGGCTCTTAAGACAAACACAGGTGGTATGAATACTGCTATTGGTTGGCTATCAATGAGTAACGAGGGCGCAGGTCAAAACAATATAGCCATAGGCGACATGACAATGCAACAAACAGAGGCCGCTAATAATAACGTAGTTATAGGTAATAGCGCAGGATATGGTGATTCAAGCGGTTCTCCTACTAACTCCGGTGATGATAACACAGCCATAGGACATCAAGCGATGCAATATTGGAAGCAAGGTGATGGTAATACTGCTTTAGGATATCAAGCCTATCAAGGCACATCAAATACCGCTAATGGCGATAAAAACATCAGTATTGGTTGGACTGCCGGAAACAATCTAACATCAGGCTCTAACAATGTAGTTATCGGTGCGGCTGATGTTACGGCTGATGTAGACGACCAAATATCCATCTCATCCGGTGATGGTGGAGTAACTTGGTTGAAAGGAGATGCAAACGGAATCAAGGCTCTCAAGATTAAGGTCGTACCCATAACAGGAGCAACACAATTGACAGACGCACAATCCGGTTCTTATGTCTATGTGACAGGTAGCGGAGTGCCAGAGCTTCCAGATGGTGCTGAATTAGGACAACAATACACCATAGTAAATAACAAAGGTTCAACGGTAACAGTTGGTGCTGGTGCAAGTAACAGTTTCATAGGTACTGCGACTGTGGATGACGACAAGGCCAAGACCTTCGTGGCAGTAGAAACTAATTTATGGTTTGCCATAGGGTGATTGAATGGCTTCGATAATGATAGGTGTGGCTGGTTGCGCTCAACTGGGAGCTTCCGTACCTGCACCATCTAATTTGAGAATACTAGATTTCGACCCTTCTTCAAGTAGTGGTAACACCGATGCCGTTGATATACAGGAAGCCGAGGAAACAATAACCTCCCCATTCAGTCATGACGGCAGTAGTTTCAGTAGTGGTACTTACTCAGCTAACGTAAACATAGGTGCTTTGAATTCTGCTTACTCTGGTAATGCCGTTCTGGCTACTTTGGAGTTTGGTGGCTTCCTAAATACCTCTGCTGCTGGTGGTATGCCATCAGGGACTACTTATTCGTGGAACGTAGCTACAGGTAGTAACACTAACCTATCAGCCGGTAGTGCTTCTGTAACTGGAACGGCATCCACTACACAAAATGCTCTTAACTTTTCTGGTGCTAATCATGGAATAGGCAAAAAAGCAGTATTGACATTTGGTGGCGGTAAAAGCGGTCTTATCTTCCCATCACCCAGTGATGTGTGGCATATAGAAGTTTCATGTACGGCCACTAGCGCAGGTGGTAGTGATAGTGCGCAGGTAGATATAGAATACACATTCGTATTGTAAATTACATACCTGTTAAATATACTAGGCGTAATTTAGTATCATGATGCAACACCCAAACTGGCTTCTTTACGAGGAGTTTCTAGATAAGGCTACTTGTGAGAGATGGATAGAGGCTGGCAGACAGACGGAGCCAGAGAAGGCAAAGACCTTTGATGGTAACGAGGGTCACAGAAAGACACAGATACGCTGGCTACAGAACAACGATATGTACAGGGAGATGCACGACGTATTCAAGCACATAGCTTTGGATGCCAACCAATACTTACAGACTATGATAACCGTTCTTCCACCGCTACAATTTACTGAGTACGCAGATGTCGGACACAAGTATGACATGCACCACGATGTAGACATCAACAGACAGGATGGTAGGCACAGGAAACTTAGTATTGTCGTACAACTAACTGACCCAGAGGAGTATGAGGGTGGTATTCTTTCCTTTGCACACACAGAAAACCCAGACCCACAGGCTTTGATAAAGCAAGGTAGCATTATATGTTTCCTATCCTATCTAGAGCATGGTGTTAGTCCTATCACCAAAGGTTCCCGCACTAGCCTTGTCGGATGGTTTGAAGGACCCAGATGGAGATAATATCTATACGTCACTTTTACTCATTGTAAAATATGAGCGATAGCGATGCTTTTGCTAACTTTTTCTTTGCCGTAGTAGTGCTAGGTTTATTCCTATCTTTTGGGTCAGTACCATCTACTCCTCCCGGCACAATGATAGACCCAACATCTTGCTATGAGATAGAGGGTACTGTTCTTCATAAAGA